AACTCATCATTTTCTAACACTTCTTCTATTTCAATACCATCTTTTTGGTATTTAACTTTTGATGCATATATACCCAGGCTTTCGACTGATCCATATAGTCTTTCTGCATGAATAAAAACGATCTTAATTACTTCGTAATATTCTCGCACTTGGTACCCCCTCTAGTTCGCATCTTACACCGTAAGACTCGATTAGCTTTTTAACTTTTCCAACATAATCAATTACCATTTCTTTTTTAACACCTTCGTATTTTAAAAAATTGTCTTCATATAGTCTTATTGCTAAAAACTGTGGATACTTTACTATGTCCATTTGCAAACCCATATCAGGTTTTTTGATTTCCCTGACTTTTTTTGCCATTTCTGTAGTATAAAAGACGGGCTTATTTGGTTCACCCGTCCATTCATTTACACCATACTTAAAGTGGTCTTTATCTTTATTTATAAATTCCACGGTTAAATACCATTTTTGTTTCTTATCTTTTGCCAAAACTCTTTTGTTTTGTGAATATTCTTAACCTTATCTATCTCGCCAGAGTTTAGATATATCCCGCCCCATACTCCGTGATCGTTATTCATAGAGCCTGAATTAAAACAGTCTTTAGAGACTGGGCAACTAAAGCAGGCTTCATCAATACTTGCAGCTATTACTGGATCGGATTCATATTTATCAAAGAATAAATTTGTATCCATGCCCCTGCATATGGCGATATCAAACCACTTAAAGTCATTCTCTTCTACACCTAGATCATTTAAAATATTTGACATATTTGTCCGACATCTTCCATGTTCCGTCTGTACTTATAGGAAAATTTTCTGCAATTCCCCAAGAATTATTTTTAAATAATCCATTTTTATTAGAGAATCCAGTCGGGTTCTTTTTCCATATAATGAGATTATAGTTGTCCCAATAGGACTGTCTGTCTTTAGAGCTGAATCTTTTAATAAAGACATCAACTCCTTTAGGCGTCAAAACTAGCACTTTTTTCCTATCTGTTAGTTCCGCCTATATCCTATTATATAATATTTGAGCCTATATTGTCAATAGACTATTTGACTTTTTTTATCTTTAAAATATCTATATGTTTAATTTCATTATCTATATTTAATACGTCAAGGGCATATTCTTTTGCATCAGATTCATTAAAGGCTTCAACCTCTATATCAATATTGACCTTAATTAAATATTTTTCCATGTATCAATTATAGCACAAATATGGTATAGTATATATATGAAAAACATCAAAAGCATAGACGGAAAAATTCACATCATTGAAGATTTTATTTCTCCAGACACGGCAATGTTTATATACAAGTCTATTAATCCTCATGTTGATATGAGTCATCAAAAAGCTGGGCCTTCAGTATATTCTGGTCCTAGTGCTGGTGAGAACGCAGAGCAGGTCGGTAGAACAAGAACAATCGCTGCTTACAATAACGACCCTTGGTACAACGTTGCAATTGATTTGCTTTCAATGATTTGCCCAATGATGTCAAGAGTAATATCTGATTTCTATAAAGAAGAATACGATTTAAAAACAGCATTTTATAGCAAGATGCTTACTGGTGGGCGAAATGTTTTACACATGGATAACAGATTTGTTTCAACAAAAGACGAGCTTATAGAAAGGCCAGGTGCCGATGCGGACAGATCTGGTCTGTTATATTTTTATTCCGACTGTGAGGGTGGAGAGCTAAACTTTCCATTCCAAAACTTTAAGATTAAACCAAATCCAGGAACCTTTATATTCTTTACTGGTGACGAAGAAGTTCCACATGAAGTAACACCAGTTTTATCTGGAGAAAGAAACAATCTTATTTCTTTTTTCTGGCCTGCTGACAGAAATGCAGATGATTTTTATAAAAACCAAAGATACACTAATGCAAGAAATGGAATACATCAAGAAGTTCAAACAACTCTTGAATTTTTAGAGAATCATAAAAATAAATAATTCTATTTCTTTTTAGATCTTATCTTTGCAAGCGCTTCAAAATCTTTGACTTTAGTTTCTCCTAAGTAACCCCAGGCGTAGCCATCAGCAATCATTTGTTCATTTACAGAGACTGTTGATCCATCCAGATACAACCAGCCTAAGATTCTTCCATACTTTTCTGATGAATCCATCTTTTCTGTTTTAATAACAACGTCTTTAGCATCTTTAATCTTAGACTTGACATACTCTTTAGCCTCAAGGCCTAAAATCTTTTCAGCCTTATCCTTTGTTCTACTTTCTGGAGTATCAATTCCAGCCAGCCTAACTCTTGAACTAAATGATATGTCAAAGCCTAGATCAATTTCTACGTCTATTGTATCTCCGTCTACTACGTTATTTACTTTTTTAACATGGTATTCGTACATTACTTCTTTGGTGCCGCCTTTTTTGCAGGTGCATCCCAATCTGGTCTAGCAACTGCCATTACTAGGCTGTATGCTCTCTTTTTAAGAAATACTCCGTCTCCATTAGCCTGTGATCCTTTTGAATCTCCGCTAGTGTTTCCTTCATAGCAATGCAAGTTCTTTCCGTCATTCTTTACAACAATTCCAACGTGCTCTGTGTCAGTCGGATTTTTGTCAAAGTTAAAAAATACAACATCTCCTGCTTGTGCCTGACCAATCGGAACAATTCTCTTATTCTTAGCAAACCACTGTGCTCCTGCATCGCATGATGCAAAGCCTTTCTTTGTTGAAGCTGCTACTAAATGTACCAGGCCAGCATCATTAAAGCATCCTGAAACAAACATAGCACACCATGGCTGGTTATTCATTCCATACCATTTACCAAAAACTGTATCGTTGTTCTTTCCTTCTGCATACTTTTCATCAGCATATTTCTTTGCTGCAGCCACAACTTTGGCTGCGTTTGGGTGGATATTATTTGACATTTAATGCCTCCTTTAAGGTTATATGTATTATAGCATTTATTTTGCTTTTTTGTCCACCGCTGAAAATGCTGCATTAATTTCTGCCACAGTCAGCTTGCCGTCATCTAGGAAGCCTCTTGCTAGTCTTTCAACTACAGTTGCTACTCCTAAAGTTCCTGCTAATATTACTGCCTTATAGGTTTCAATTCCCACCACTGCACCTGCTCCAATTACGGACAATCCTGATGCTGCAAATACTGCAATTATTCTCATAAAAATATTATTTATGTTTGCAATTGCTCCTGATCCTACTTGTGTTGGTTCTTCAATATATGCTTTTGCCATTTTTATTCCTCATTTCTATTTCTAATTGGACTTGTAACTATCCAAAGAGCAGTTGTTGCCATGATTCCATAACCTACAATTGTCTTTGCGCTTCCGTCCAGAACTACCCAAGCAATAAACATTCCAAGAAGGGTCCATGCTTGGTCAACCATATCTTTTAGGATATTCTTTATTATTCTTACCATTTTCTTCTGCCTCCTTGACCTGGTGAATTTGCTCCTGAGCCTCCACCAGAACTTCCTCCGCCCCCTGTGCCACCTCCAGTGGCTCCTCCTGTGGCAACTGCTGCGGCGTTAATTGCCGCTCCTGCTGCTACAACTGTTGCTACAACCATTTCAGTTGCTTCTTCTCTTTCGCCTTCTGTCATATCTGCACCTATGCTTCCAAGGGCCTGTAGTGCTGCTCCTGGGTCATTAAATAACTCTTGTGCAAAGGCTGCTGGATCAGATATTAATTCTACTTGTACTGCAACTTCTGCAGTAATTACAACTGAGTCACCATTTTCAGATGTTCTAACATCAACTGGTGTGCTTGCTGGCAAATCTGATAACTTAATTCCAGCTTCCGCTACCTGTTCTTTAGTAAGATTTTCACCTTCTGGAACTGATTGAATTAATGCATCAGCAACAATATCTTTTTCTGCTTCGGATAATTTACCATCTGAATTAGCTAATTCAACAATTGCTGCAACGTCTTCTTGTGAAACTTCACCATCTGACGCAAGCGCTTCCAATACTGCTTCTTGATCTGCTACAGAAACTTTTCCATCTTCTGCTAATGCTTCAATTAATTGATCTGTTTCTTCTGAATCAATTTCTCCATCTGCTGACATTGCATCTGCAATTTCTTCAACTTCTGTACTATCAATTTTACCATCTTCTAATGCATCATCAACTGTATTTGTTACATCTTCTTCTGATCCCGTCACTGGCTCTGTGTCCACTGGTTCTGTTTCCACTGGCTCTGTGTCCACTGGTTCTGTTTCTACAGGTGTTGTATCAACTGGCTCTGTGTCCACTGGTTCTGTTTCCACTGGCTCTGTGTCCACTGGTTCTGTTTCTACTGGCTCTGTGTCCACTGGTTCTGTTTCTACTGGCTCTGTTTCCACTGGCTCTGTTTCTACAGGTGTTGTATCAACTGGCTCTGTTTCTACAGGTGTGGTATCAACTGGTGTGGTAGTTACTGGTGTAGTGTCTACAGGTGGCACAACTACGGGTGTAGTGTCTACAGGTGGCACGACTACTGGTGGTTCAACTGGTGCAGGTGGAGCAGGGGCTGGCAAGGGCGCTGGTGCAGGAACTGCATCAATTACTGTTTGAGCTGCTGCCACTATTGTAGGTGCTGTAGTTACTTTTTCTACTGCTACAGAAACTGTTGCAATTGCCGCTACTTTATTAGTTAAGTCTGTGCTTGCATTATTTAATGATGTAATTGTATTTTGAGAAACAGTTGCAATTGGTGCAATAACTGTATTTGTATTTGCTGTATTTGTTGCAACAATAGCTGTAACTGCTGAGTTTAATGTAGCAATTTGTGCATTTGCTGTATCAATTGCTGCCAAGACTGTCGCATTGTCTGGATCAGGAGTGGGAGTAAATGCAGATCCTTGACTAATTGTTCCAGTAAATCCAGTAGTCGTGCTTGTGTTATCAATAGCTGTTATGGGACCATTAGTAGTCTCTCTTACATTAAACCTAGCACCATTTGGTATTGGTCCAGTCACGCTTACATCTGCTTGCCATGCGCCATCTGTTGGATTAACATCGGCATTAAATCTAACTTGAGTCATTTGTGTCTCTGCTGTTTGCAAAGGATAAACTCTAAGATCCCAAGCAACGCTAAGGGT